ATATAATGTATAAGCTGTATCGTCTACGCCTCGGCCAGTTCTAACTCGGGCGCCTGGCCATTCGTGGCCACCTCGGGCGCTTCTACTTCCTCCTGCGGCGCAAACTCATACAGCCCGGCGATAGCTCCCGCCGTCTGCTGATACGCCACCTCGAGTTCCTGGCGCCTGGTGTTCACTTGTTGGATCTGGCCCAGGATCTGGTCGCGCTGGGCAATCAATTCAACAATGCGGCTTTTAATTTGTTCTTCCATTGTTGTACTCCCTCCCTATTTAGATAAGATGCCCTCAAGTCTCGAATGCGAACGCAATAGCTCGTTGAGCAGTTCGTTAGTCTGGTCTAATTTGTAAGCGATGTTTGCTAATTCAGGGTTGGGAGCAATGTGTTTGCTGTCGTTGTTGCCGTTGTTACCCAGCACCCGGCTCAATATATACCCACCTACCGCACCACCGCCCACACCGCCGCCGGTGATTAGATACGTTATTGGATCAGTTGTTGGTTCCATTTTTTGTCTCGTGGTTGTTATCGTAATGGCCGCATCGCAAATGCTATTATGCTACCAATCATTACCTGCAATACACCAATAGTTGCTTCGTGTTGAAATACCGGCTCCCAGCGACCCCAGCCGTGGGGGGTTACGGCTACGACTTGATAAAAAATTATAAGTATAGTAGCCGCTGTGCTGGAATATGCCGCACTTGATTTTTCCTGAGATTTGGCGTGTTCGCGTTTGGTTAGGGTGACAACTTCTGCGTGTGCTTTCTTAACTTCAGCTTTAGCTGTACGCACTTCTTTAGTACGCGCTCGAGCTACACTGTCAGAAGCAGTTTGCATTCGTTTTGCTTGGTCAAGCTCTTCCCAAAGCCTTGCATAGTGCATTCTGAGTTCTGAAAAACTACCCACAGTTTTGGGATCTCGTGGTGGTTTGCCCAACATATTATGCCGCTTCTAATGCCGCTATTTTGGTTTCTGCGGCTTCAAGGCGAACCTGTAGCTCTTGAATAACTTTAAGCCCGATTTGATTTAAAATTGAGTATTTGACGGCTTTAGTGGTCGTGCCTAAATCCACATCTTTTTCTTCTGTTTCACCCGTATCATTGCCCATGCTGTCGAGAATCGGCACCTCTTGACGCTTGGTATCTGGCGATTCAGAAACAAGATCTGGAAAAATAGTTTCGATCTCTTGAGCTATAACGCCAAGCATGCTTGGAGCGCTATCGCCGTATTCTGCTACGTCGCTTTTGAATCTAAATTTGCGAAATTTTACTTGGGCAAAATCAGACCAGTAACTCCGTGCGTCGGTAATATCTTGTTTGGTTTTAACGTCAGAAATTCCGCCGTACGAATTAGCCCTGCTTTGAAAACTACCATTGCTAAATATGAATGCTTTAGTTTCAGTTGAAGATTCGCATTTCAAAAAAAATACAGTTGTATTATTGGGGTTACCGCCGGAGCCGTACAGGTATAATCCGTAAGGCGTAGATGATGTGCTGTTAGTGATTGTTGCAAAACCGTTAGCGTCGAGGCTAAATCGCTCAACAGCGCCGTTAGAATTGAGTATAAATTTATTATTTGAGTTGCTATATATGAGCGCGGCACCGTCATCGGCACCGTTGCCGTTGTTGAGTGCCAATTTGGCCTGGCCGCTACTGGTCCCAGTGCTGTGGATCGTCATACCTGCATTGGCGCCATCGTTTAACACAAATCCATCAGCCGAACTTGAAACCGTCGCAGCAGCACCAAATTCTAATTTTGATCCATCGTAGCGTAGGTTAGCCTCGCCGCTCAGCGTACCACTGCCCGTGGCTGTTGTTAGGCGGCCATCGGCATCGTTAGCAAGTAGGGCTGTGCCACCGATTGTCAGAGCATCGGTTTCGAGTGTGCCGTCGATGTCTACATCGCCGCTGAAGTCGCCCGTAGCGGCGTCAAGTTCGCCCGACAACGTGAGGTTGGCAAACCCGGTAGCGTTGTTAGAGTCGTCTATTGTGACGCCGCTGTTTTGCCCCGTTTTGCCGCCGGTCCCATCGAATCGAACAACCGCGTTGTCGGTAGCAGAGCCAGGTCCAGAAAAATCACCCGCGCTGGAAACTACGTTGGTGCCGTTAATTCTAAACGTCTTACCGCTGGCTAAATTAATGCCGCTATCGTCTACATCAGCGATGTGAGCCTCGTCTACGTAGACCGTCACCTTGCCGTGGTCAGCGGTGCCACTTGCGGTCTTGGTAGTTAGCCGCAACTCTTCAAGTGTTTTGTTGCTGCCACCATTCAACGCCTCGACTACCAGCGCTTCGGTAGCTGACGTTCCCATCGAGATAGAGGTATCGGCGTTGTTGTTATCGTCGTAGAGCGTAACATCGCCCGCGGTAAGGTTGATGGCATTGGTGCCGGCAGTGATGGCCAGCGCTTGGCCGGTATCGCCGATACTATCGACGTAGAGGTTGGCCCACCTGACTGACGCGCTACCCAAGCTATCGGTAGAATCCGTATCGGATAGGACGCTACCCCCGGTAGTCACGGCGCCCGCGCTTGAGATTTGGAGGGCCGTGGCAGCGTTGGCGGTGATGGTGTAGCCGTTGGTGGAATGGCTATAGCTGATCTTGCCAATGTCGGCATCGCCGCTATCGCCAAACGCTATCATGCCGGTGCTGCTCGTCCCGGACAGAATGGTTATACCCGCCGCTCCGCTGTTCTCGAAGACGGCCTCGTCCGCGTCCGCCACCGCCTGTATCGTGCCGGCGCTGCCGGTATGGACATGGAGCTGGCCGCCATCGGCGGACGTAATGCCCGAGCCAACAATTAGCTCGCCCATCACAAACGATGCGGTGGAATCAATATCGTCGTTGTCGAGGCTACCGAAATGATTGCAGATATTGGAAAATTCAGCGTTAAGATCCGCCGCCGTTAAAGTCTCGGCGGCGTTCCATGTTTTTATTTTTGCTAATGCCATAGCGTTGGTCCTCTGCTAATTATTCGCGTCCTTGAATGGGATCTCTGAAATACTGCCGAGCGCCAATCTGACCACCCAAGCGGCCCAACGACTCAAGGGCAGTAGCCGGTGCAAGGTTTTGAAAGCGGTTTTCGCCGCGCAGGAAGCGTTTGCCGACACCCGTTGTCAACGCTTTGGTGCTAATCCACCCCGCGATGCTGCGCGATATGATGCGCCCAATAGCTTCGACAGATCCTCTTCCAAATGTTAATGCCTCTTTGAAGTCATTAAACATCGACATTTGGGCGCGTGGAGTGTTGCTAAAACCTTTTATCGTGCGCTCAGAGAGCGTCAAATCTTGTACAATTGATCCGAAGCGTTTGAGGTCATTGGTAAGCGCCGGGCCAAATATTTCTTCCAGCGTTCCTTCTTTGTATTTGTTTAACTCACTTACCAGCTTTTTTCCTGAGATTAATTCTGGGCCACCTCGCTCTACGCTTACCATCCTCTGGCGTAGCTCCCCTGGCGTAGTCTGGGCGGCTTTGCGTAGATTTTTAAAGACTTCAAGTTGAAGGGCCGCCCAGGCTTGCACACCCTCTTCGGTAGCCTCCAGCATTCCCTCCTGCGCCCCCTGCTTCAATACGTCAGGCGACCCCATGCCCACCGCTACCCGCAGCGCCTTTATCTGCTCGGGCGTGGCGTTACGTAGTAGGTCCGGGATATTGGACGCCGTATCGGCATCCCCCAGGAGCCGCCGCACAAAACGGTTCTCGTCAGCGCCAAACATCTCGGCGGCATATCGCATAGCCTCGCCACCGCGCTCTCTGGCCACATCGCTGCCTATGCCGCCGCCGGCTTCAAGAAAAATGTTTTCGTCAGCTTTAAGGGCGTCGTAGAGTTTGTTCATCATCGTTTCGACGCCCTGGCTTAACTTGGTAGGATCTCTCTTCGCCATGTTGGCCTCGTCAAAGATTCCCTGGCGGACCACTTGGAGCGTGTTGTAGCTGTCGATGGTGCCGGCTTCCTCCAGCGCTGCTTCGAGCGCTGGCCGGCCCGTAGTACCAGATTTTTGCCGGCGCATGAGGTTACTACCCATGATCTCGTTAATAGCCTGGTTCGTATTCGTCAGGTCAGGCATGGCGCTCGGGTCGATCACTTCCTCAAAAGCCTCGTAGAGTCCTGTGCGGGTGCCAAGGCGTTGTGTTTGTGTGGATTCGACGGCTTTACGCAGCATCTCGCCGACTTCCTCGCGATTGCGCTTAATAGCCGTTGGCCCCTCGCCCGGCAACCAAAAACCTATCTTGTCCATCGCTTCTGAAATCTCTTGACGGAACGGTATGTCAACCTTGTCTCGTATCTGTGCGCTAAACGCATCATCTTCACGCAGTCGCTCCGCTCCGCCAGCCATTAAATCGCTTGATGTGGTGGCTTCTACAGGCGCCGTCCCAGCCAAGTTAGTTTCAAAATCTGCGTCAAAGCGCTGGACATCCTCGCCCAGCTCTTTAAAGCCGGGCGCTTCCATGCCCTTTCGCAATGGCCCCCGCAACGCTTTGGAGGCTAATGCACCAACACCTTCGCCCAACGCGCTGGTCGCACCTTCTAAACCTGTCTGGGCAAAATCATAGCCGCGCTTAGATCCAAACTGCTGTGCCAAGTTTTGGCGTAAGACATCGCCCCCTACGCCCCCAGCTACAGCCCCTCCTGCTGCGCTTATCGGCCCTAAAGCAGCGCCACCTAACCCGCCCAAGATCGACAGTATCGTCGCCGGTGCCTCGCCGCCTAAATCGGCGATGTCGCCTATGTCAAAGCCCTCCGGGTCTACTGGCGCCATCCCCTGCGGCGTTTGGTAGACCACCTTGTCGCCCTCAACGGACGCCGGCACCCCTTGCGCCTGGTATATCTGCGCCTCGCTCAAGGGGTCTGTGGCAAAGCCGGCTTGGAGGCGCTGGAGGAACGTGGGTGCCTGTGGTCCTGCCTCGGCGACCCGGATCACCTCGGGTTCGCCATACTCATCCATCAGGCGTTGTAATGGACCGCGATTTCCCTGCTGCTGGAAAGCTCGCTGCGCCCGAAGTATTTGATCATAAGTTAGTGCCATAGCCGCTCTTTATTTTACAAGGAGTTTAATCGTTTATTGTAATACGCCCTGCCCTGGCGCGAGCTGATTCCAGTTCCTAAGTAGATCGAGGTCTACGCCGCCATCGAGACCGACATTAGGCATCTGAGCGCCCATAACTTTATTAAAACGGTCCATGCTTACCCGATAGTCAGTAAGCACATTTTGCACATTAAGACCTTCGCGTCCTGCAATGTCTCCGTATTTGCTAACAAGAGTAGTGTATCCCGGCAGTCTCGCGTCATACAAATTTTTGGCTTGATTCAAAAAGTCTTTTCGGTTGACTTTGAGCCGCTCGCCATCAAAAAATTTTGCAAAAGCATTTTTCGCTTTGTCATTAAATCCCGCCGCACCTTCAGCAGCGTCAAACTCACTTTCGCGCACTACAGAGGTTGGGTCAAGCATCTTCATATACGCAAAAATCAACGATAGATCCGTTACAGCATTTGGATTATCTGCGCCCGCCAAAATTGTGTTAAACGAGTCGCCGACAGAACGAAAATCAGAAGTTAGACTGTTAAACTCTGTGCGGAGTGCTTTCTCTGCCGCCAGCCTATCCTTCAGCGATAGTTCGCCCACGGCGCCTGCTTTTTGATTAAATATTTGTAGCTTTAGATCCAGGTCTCGCTCTTTATTCAGCATTTCAGTGAGCTGCATATAATTCTCAAACGCTTGCTGCTGGGCTGCGGTCCTTGTTGCGGCTTGCCCTGCTAATCGCTCGGCCTGGGCAGCGCTAAAAGCGGCTTGGCCTACGTCCGACAGATCGGGCGGTGCCACGCCGCCGCCCATCGTAATGGTGGCTGGGCTGACTCGAGATGGTGCTATAGTCCGGCCACTAACAGCAGCCGGCGCCGACAACTTAGGCGCGATAGTATCGGTCTGTGGCAACCCCGCCCCCATACCCAGCGTAGTGCCGCGGGTGATGTCTTCGGAAAGCTTACGGGTATCAATCTGGCCTTGGATGTTCTCCATTTGCAGATCCCGCAACCTCTTAGCATCAGCCAGATCATAGAGCGAAGCCCCAGCACCCAACGCCGTCCCTAATCCACCCAAGAGCGTTGTAGCTCGCCCTGGCTTTAGCTCTACGGGCGACGGCGTCGAGCGGCCCCCGAAGGTATTGATCAAGTTTGAGTAGGCCACGCGGCGGTCCTGCTCGCGTTGGGCTTTGTCCATGTCGCGCCCAGCGAAGTAGCCCTGGCCGAGCTTGGCTAAGATAGAACCGATTGTAAGGGCGGTTTGTGGATCAATGGCCATAACTAAAAATCCTCAATTGATTGGTACCAGTTTGCCGACAGTTTAGTATTTCGCTTCCAGTTGTCGGATAAGTCGCCAGTTGGCTTGTTTGTCATTCGCAGTCCGGTTTGGGTCTCTGATTCTACTGACAGCTTGCTCCCATAGGTTTTTGTCATCTTTAGAAATACCATCGGGCATTGACGGCATTTCAGAGAGTCCAAACGCATCGGAAAGCGCTTGCACTGTGGGATCTTCAAAGTCTGCCTCTCCTACTAAAGCCGCAGCTAAAGGATCAAGGCGACCTTCCATTGTGGGATCGGCTGCCGCCAGTATCTGAGAGATCAACTGATCCCGCTGGCTTAGATCCATCGCCTCGCGGGCCATCGTAGGACGCATCGTCGGATCAGAGCCCTCGCCGCCCACAACCCCAAACAGCGCCGCGTCCTGCGCCTGGCCCGCCCGAAGGTCGCCAGCTCTGGCAAGAGTTCGATTCAACGCCGCTGTCAGGAGGTCGTCCTCAAAGCCCTCTTGTGCGCGAGTCTCTGCTGCATCTTCTAATTGAGCGCGGCGCGTCTGTCGTATTGTGGGATCTGAACCAGTGCCGCCTACCTCGCCAAACAACTCCGCATCCTGTGCTTGGCGCTGGAGTAGGCGCTGCTGCTGGGCGCTGAGTAGGTCGCTTTCCAGCGCTTGTTCAGCGCGAGTTTCCGCCGCGTCTTCTAATTGGGCGCGGCGCGTCTGTCGTATTGTAGGATCTGAACCAGGACTGCCTACTTCGCCGAAGAGTTCCGCGTCTTGTGCTTGTTGAGAAAGTAGGCGCTGTAATTGGGCGGTAATGAGATCGCTTTCCAGCGCTCGTTCAGCGCGAGCATCCGCCGCTTGCGCCAGATCGTCCATCTCGCCCTGGCGAGTTCTACGGACGGTAGGATCAGAACCAGTGCCGCCTACTTCGCCAAACAATTCCGCATCTTGCGCTTGCTGAGAGAGTAGGCGTTGTAATTGGGCAGTAAGAAGATCGCTTTCCAGCGCTTGGGCGGCTCGAGCATCTTGGCGCCCTGCTAAAGTTGCCTCGTCACGATATTGTCCCGTTAGGCCCGCCTCGGCCAAGCGGCGATTAAAGGCGTCTAAATTTGCCTGGCGTGTAGGTGCCCGGTCATAGACGCCCGTCACATCGGCCTCGGCCAACTCACGTTGCAAACGAGCCGTCAGCTCGTCTTCGCGGAGTTGCCGAGCTTGCATGTCTAATTGCCGATTTTGCATAGCTCGAGCAAGGCGAGCCTCTTGTGCTTGTTGGGTTTCCTGACGGTCAAAAATGCCAGTAACGCCAGCTGTGGCCAGGTCGCGCTGTAGACGGGCGGTCAACTCGTCCTCACGCAGCGCTCGTTCAGCCCGCGCCTCTGCGGATTCAAACTGGCGCCCAGCAAGAGTGCGCCGCATAGATGGATCAGAACCCACTCCGCCTACCTCGCCGAATAGGTCCGCTTCCTGCGCCTGTGCTGCTCGAAGATCAGCAGATCGAGCAAGCTGGCGTTGTAGTTCATTGGTAAGGGCGTCTTGCGTTTGCTCTCCTTCAAACACCCCCGTCAAGCCGGCGCGAGCAAGCGCTTGATTAAAGGCGTCCATCTCGGCTTGCCGGGTGCGCCGAACCGTAGGATCTGACCCTACGCCGGCAACCTCGCCGAAGAGTTCCGCGTCTTGGGCTTGGCGCTGGAGTAAACGCTGCTGCTGGGCGCTAAGTAGGTCGCTGGCCAGCGCTCGCCCAGCCATTGTCTCCTCGCCGTCGAGCCTACCCGTAACCGCAGCTTTAGCCAGTTCATCTTGAAATGCCTGGCGAGTGCGCCGAACCGTAGGATCGGAACCTACGCCCGAGACCTCGCCAAATAGCTCGGCCTCCTGCACTTGCCCGGCGCGAAGATCCGCAGCGCGAGCGAGCTGGCGCTGCATTTCTTGGTTGAGGCGCTCCTGCTCAAAGCGTCTTCCGCTCAAAGTTCGGCGCATGGACGGGTCAGATCCTACGCCACCGACTTCGCCGAACAACTCCGCCTCCTGCAACTGTCCTGCGCGGAGGTCAGCAGAACGAGCAAGCTGACGCTGCAACTCTTGGTTAAGAATATCTTGTTCTCTTAAATCTGCTAAACCACCCTCGGTAAACAAACGCTCTTGCTCGCGGGTCGCCCTTACCCCTTCTTCAAACAATTCGCGCTGCGTAGGCTCTGTCTGCGTCAGGAGCCGCGCCAGTGTCCTATCGGCTACATCCTGCTGTAGTCGCGCCGCATCAAACTGTAGTCCCGCTTGGGCCATCCTGGCGGGTAGCGTAGCCGCTCCGCGCACCGACCCGGTAAGCTGCGATTCGGCCAAATCGCGCTGGTCCACCGCTCCCTGCCGTTCCATTGCGTCCGAAATAGCCGCTCGCTGCAAATCCTGTTCGGCCAATGCAAGCGTATCGCGCCGCTCTTGGAACGGTAGCGTATCGGCGATAGCCTGGCGCCGCAGCGCTTGTTCTGCCAGGTCGCGCTCGGTTCGCTGACCGGCCAATCCTGCCACATCGCTGATGGCGCCGCGCTGTAGCCCCTGCTCGGCTAAAGCCCGTTGATCGTATTGTGCGCCGATACCCGCGACATCGGCAATAGCGGCTCGCGCCAGCTCCTCGTTGGCTAAACCAAGAGTATCGCGCCGTCCCTGGTAGCCAAGGGCGTCTTGCAGTGCTTGCGTTTGGAGGTCATAGGCGAGGGCGTCAACGTCAAGCATCTGCTGGTCGCGGCCTCGGGTTAGTTCGTTGAAGATGTCGGCGCTATCACCACCTCTAAGGACGCCTAAACGGTTGAGAAGCTCGCGCCCTTCGTCCATGCTTTCGCCGTAGCGCTCTTCAATGCGAGCGCGTTGTGCGGCCATTGCAGGGCTTTCGCCGCCCAGGAGCCGCTGCCGTATTAATGCCTCGGCATCGGTCATTAGGTCACTATCAAGCGCTACGCCTCTGCCGGTTTCGTCCAGCCTACCCAACGCCTTTTCCTTGGCGGCATCCAGCACTTCATTCGTTCCCAAGAGCGCATCGTCTTCCATCCGCATCATTGCCCGGCGCTCGGCGGCGTCCAGCGCTGCGGAGTCGCCGAGGAAAGAGCGCTTCTGCAACCGCTCCAGCGCCTGGGCCTCGGCCTCGTTAGTCAGCGCTGACTGCGGATCAAGGAAGCGGCCCCCCGTCAAGCGGTCTGTGAGGCGCGTATCAAGCGCCTGTTCCATTGCGGATAGCTGTCGAGCTGGAACGCTCACTGCCGTTAGGTCTGGAAGCGTGAGATCCTCAACGGCGCTCTTGCCGGCAGCCTCGGCTTGGTTTTGCATCTCAGCCAGCAGCGCTATTTGATTGCGGCGAAGTTCGTCATTAGAGGGAAGGTCAAGCGCTGCTGTATCTGCAAGTCTTGCAGTAATAGCCGTATTAAGTCCCGTATTAGGATTAGCCGTAGGCGCCGTAATTACCTCGGCTTGCAATGGGATACCGTCGGTAAACGAGGCGGCATTGGTTACATCTGACGCGATAGGACCAGTAGCTTGCTCGATGGCTCTTGTGCTATCCTGTATTTCTAACGCAGCTTGTTGTGCTTTAAGTGCGGCGTCAGCAGCGGCCTCCCTCTTTATGCGATCCTGTTCTGCTTGCCATTCCTGTAGCTTACGAAGCTGGATGCCAGGATCAGTAGCATCTGCTTGGTTCAACAACTGCGTGTATTCGCTACCGCCTCTAAACGTGTTGAACGCATCTTGGACCGATTGAGGTAGCTGATTGAGCGATAGCCCCCCGCTGGTGCGGTAGTCCATAAGGCTCGCGCTTGACCGGAACCTTCCTGGATCAGAGCGTATAGCGCCCATCACCTCGTTGAGAAGCGCTCCCTCGTCAATAGTGGGCGTAGTGGTCGTAGTAGGCGTAGATGCGGGCGTGGGTAACGGTGGGCCATCGGTGCCAGTATCAGTTACATTAGTCCCACCTGTTTCGTTCATCTTTCCATTAATAATGCCTGGCACCGTTTGCACAACAGGACCAGGTGCATCTGCTGCGGCAAAAAACGCATCAAACTGATTGCCTGGTGCTGCTGCATCAAATGCTGCTACCGCATCACCGACCTGACTACGCCCGCCCGCTTTTTGAAACGCTCTAAATGCGTTGGCCACTTCAGCGGCTGATGCTTCTGTTTCAAGATCTAAAATTGTTCTGAACGGGTCTTTACGCTTTGTTGTTGTTAGTGCCATTTTATAACTGCCCCGCTTTTTGTTTTCGTCGGCGACCTATCACTTTGTATTGCAGATGCGTCCTACGAACTCGATATGGCTGGTTAATGTTGTTGTTCGTAAACGTCAAGCTGCTATGCGGATCATAGCCCCGCAGATCTGAATCTTTGCTCACCATCCGCACCGTTCCCAGCGCGTCCGTACCCAGCGTAAACGAATCAAGCGCACCGCCGCCGGTGATGGTCTCAAGAGTGCCGCTATGGACGCCGACCCCCTGGCTTTCTTGGTCCACCGTTAGCGTGTAGGCGCCGAGGGCGTCAAAGTAGGTTTTTGCGTAGAGCCACCTTAACTCAACATCGCTGCCGAAGGGCGCGATGGCCGAGGTCTCAAATTGGCTATCAAAAGCCGCACCGGCATCGTTATAGGTATTGGCCGGCGCATGGTCGTATACGATGCCATCAAACCCTCCCGCATGAGGTTTGTTGGCGATAATTGCCGCGCTGTCGCGCTCAAAGCTGGTGCCGTTGATATACGGCCCATACCAAGCCATACGGGTTTCGCCTGTAGAAGCGTCTTGATACAGGTGTTTAGTTGAAAGGACCATAACGTGGTTCATTTTAGTTTGGCCCGTCCCATAGGGCAGGAAAAACCAAACTTCGTCTTCCGTAGCCCAATAAATCGCAAAGCATTCAGGTAGCCGACTCGCCACCAAATTATTCCAATAGCCCTCTTCTAAAGCGTAGCTAACTTTGTCTATGGTATCTCCACCCGCCCACATATAAATGCCGTCTTCAAGCGGAAAAACCTGTATGTTGCCGGGTAATACCACCAGCGCTCGCCCTGAGATTGTGCCGCCTCGTTGCGGGTTGCGCGGATCTGAACTCGTCCGCTGCTGTATCTGATAGGGAATGGTTGAGTTGCCTGTAGGTATTAGCGTAAAGATTGCATCCTCGGTATGGACCGAAAGCGCATTCTGCATGGCGACCACCGCCGTGATTGGGGCGCCGAAATTGTAAAAAGCCGTACTGCCCCAGGTCTCTGGGTCGCCGGCATCGCTATACCAGAGTCTATCGCTGTTTGCGTTGGTGTTTCCCAACCATACGCGGTTGTCCCAATAGCCTACGTGCTGGGCCGTAGTAAACCGGCTATCTACGTCAAGGGCGGTGATGTTGCCGGTGCCGGTCCATTTGATTGGCCCATCGACACCATTGGTAAGGACCAACTTATCAAACGCTCTTACCCATTCAAACGTATTGTCATCGCCGGCAGTGATCGTAATAGAGCCAGTGCGGTCTACCCAATCGGTAGAGTGTTCGTAGAATTTGTCGCCGGCCACGCCGAAAACTTTAGACGATCCCCCCGGTATCTGGAATTCGC